TTCGGGTAAACTAAGGGGTTTTTACGGGCACTGGATTGGCTTTGACTGTGCCCATGCTGGGGATGCTAAAGATTTTTCCTTAATGGACGAAGAAAGAAGAAAAAGCTATGAAGACTGGCCTGATTACTCAGGGGATGTCATTAGAACCAAAGAATATGTTGAACAAGAATGTAAAAATCTCATAGATCAAATTATTAAATATTTTCCAAAATGACAACCAAGACTAAAAAACAAAGTATGGAAGAAAGATATGATAAGGGCAAGTGATAAAGGCAACCTGACAATTAGTGACGATTTCTTAGGTTTATTAAACGATGATACAAAGGTCACTTTTAGTAAACCAAAAACACAAAGTATGGAAGAAAAGAAGGTCAACGAATTTGCTGATAAGTTTCTTGTCAACAGGGGTGGACATCTTGAGTTTAAGGCTAAATATGGAGAATTTGAGAAGTGGTTATCAAAAAGTATTTCCCAAGCCAAAAGAGAGGAGAGGGAGAGGTTTCGTAAGACCCTTTATAATGCAGCCAACGAAATAGATGAAGTGGAGTCCAAAGTAAAATATGGTGAAAGGGACTGGTTGGAACCTACCAGCACGGCCTATCTGAATAAAATTATGTCAGTCGCCCAAATTAAAGGAGACAAAGATGAGTAAGACAAGGTGGAGGACTAAACTTCTTAAACTATCTATTAAACACGATTGGCATATTCCAGCCTTTATTTTGAGTTTTATCCACTCCACCCTACAAGAATATGCGGAGGGTGTAAGGAAGATAATGGAACAAAGATTACCAGACATCCAATCATATAGTCTTACAAAGAGCGTAATAGACGACTACCTAAAAGGGGGAAAAAATGAAAGAACTGTTTTTATTTATTCTATTTTTACCAGTTATAATACCAATTTATATATTAATGGGCATATGGACTATTATTGAGAAGATTGTTGGGAGGAGATTATGACCAACCTATCTATTAAAACAAAGATTAGCAAACAACTTACAAGTCTATTAGCTGACTTTCTTCAAAGCTGGGTTGACAACAACTGGGATGAAGAAAAGGCCACCCTATTAGACTTTTATTATTGGTTAAGAAATAAAGATGAAGAGTAAGACACATATCACACATGTATCAAACATAGATACACTTAACATGTCTAAACCCAACTAACCATGACTCAATCAAACAAAGATAGGCTAAAGGAATTGAGAAAGGAGTTCGGAGATGAATTATGTGGAATTATGTCTAAAGGGAAAGTGATAGAAAATGACAGGGGCAACACTGCTTTTATTTTGGGTGAGTTTTCGCTTTGGCAATGGATTATTAAAAACTTTGAACCAAAGGGAAATGAGGCTAAAGAAAAGATAAAGCTAGACATGTACGTCAAGGCCGAAATAGAGCTAGGACGACCAATGGTATGGGAAAGAGATAAGAATGGTAGAATAGGGTTTAAATACATAGAACGCCTACTAGAGAAGGAAAGAGAGAGGGTGGTAGAAATGATAGGAGAGTTAAAAATAAAACATAGACATTCCTATAAAGATAAAGGCACAAATGAAAAACGATATTTATTGGTAAAAGGTTACAACCAAGCCTTAGACCAACTTAAATCCACCCTCAAACCAAAGAAAAAACTATTATCAATTATAAAAGGAGAAAAATGAAATTTAGGCAAATGCCAGAATGACTATTGATTATAGGAGTATTTAGCGTGCTTAGAGCCTAGAAATACTCCTATAACTAGTAGTTATAAATTTAAAGGAGAAATATGAAACATAAAGCGCAAAAGAGCGTAGAAGTGAGTTCCGAGGGTCGTTTAATATTTTGGCCAACCAAGAAACAGGAAAAAGCTGTTGCTATCATCAGAGAAATGTTTGAGGATAGTGATTTTAATACTGATAGGTGTTGGTCGCAAAACGATAAAACAAAAAGATATGGTACACGAATATTTGGAATAAACAAGGTTAAAAGTTAAACAAAACATGACAACAAGAAGACCAAGAACTGCCGCCCAAAGAAGGGCTAGGCACAAAAGATTATATGGTTCTAAGTCCAAACCCCCAGTCAGAAGAAGGGGGAGAAATAAGAGATGAGAAAAGTAAAGAAAATAAAGAGGGTGTGCAGAGAGTGTGGGAGCGACTTTTTCGTTTATCCATCTTCTCTGAAGAAAGACGGATGCTTTTACTGTTGTCGTCAGTGTTTCTGGAAGGGTTTTCGTAGAGAGATGAGGTTGTCTGGCCGAGGAAGTGGCGCTAAGGGGAAACACTGGAAGCATACTATGGAATACAGGAAGAAACTAAGTAAGGCCCGAACGGGAGCATTGAATCCAGCGTGGAAGGGGGGCTCAACACGGTGTAGATACAATGACATGGGAAAATACGCTAGATGGCGAAAGGCGGTTTTTGAGAGGGATGACTATACTTGTGTTGAATGTGACAAAAGGGGTGGAACGTTGAATGCACACCACATAGAACCGTGGGCAACGAACGTTAGATTGAGATATGTCCTTCGCAATGGTGTTACCCTCTGTGTCAAGTGTCATAGGTATGTTCATTGGGATGAAAGGATTAGAATGGCTTCATACAATCGTTTATTTGGCAATAATGAAAAAACAATCAATTAAATATCTACGAAATAAAGCAGATCGACTGCTTCAGTTGAAATATGTACCCATGTTTCCTAAATGTTTAGTATGCGGCGGTCAAACATCAGAGATGCACCATTTTATTTACAAAGGTCAAAGCAATAATCTTCGCTATGATCTGAAGAACCTTGTTCCGTTGTGTAGAAGATGTCATTGTAGGCACCACCTGTCTGGCGATCCGTCTATCGTTATTGCTATCAAGGAAGCCATGGGTCAAGCGTGGTATGATGATTTACAGAAAAGAAGACGTATAATAAGGAAGCTTAATAAAGGTTATTTAAAACAAGTTATAAAGGAATTGTCATAAAAACAAGAAATGAACATATTTGAATTTTTAAGTCTTATATATCTTAGACCTCATATAAAGATAGCAAGGAGCAACAAGATAGGTGTTGGGGCTGAGTGTTTATTTGTCCCACAGGAAACATCTGTCTATAAGGGGGGATGTTTGGGTTGCAACTTACACGTAGCTGACAATGTTATTCATTTTGGTGTCTCCATAGCCTTCCCAATAGCATGAATATACACAACTTTGCAAAATTAATCCGTCAAACAGAGAAGACAGTCCGCAAAAGATGTAGTAGTGGCGAAATACCGGCTAAAAAGCTACAGGATAAGATATGGGGAGGGTATGGTAGATGGGAGATAGATGATGATTATATTAAAAATTTAATAGGAGAAAAATGAAAAACAAGTACCTGTTGGTTATTATTGCTAGTCTAATATTGATAGGAATATTTTATTGGCAGACACAACAACAAAACAAACTACCCAAATGTAATCCTTACTGGCCACAAAGTTATTCTGATATACCACTAGAATTACAGCCATGTCCAACGCCCGTGTTAAAATAGGGTATGAGCAATAAGGTTGGACGCCCCTCAAAGTACAAAGAAGAATATTGTAAAAGGGTAGACGATTATTTAAAGACGACGGGCGGACAAAACATGAGTTTGCCAATGGTTGAGGGTTTTGCCATAGAGATGGGCAAAAAAACACAAGAAATTTCGCAACGCTTTTAGGAAAATCAAGATATATCAAAAGCGACAATTAGTCAATGATGGTATATATGGAGGCAAGGAAGTTAATTCTACAATTGTTAAGCTTTTGCTACAGAACAACCATGGGATGAAGGAGAGGCAAGATATAACAACCAAAAATAAAGAGTTACCTTCACCGATATATGGCGGTAAAGCAATTTAAATTTAGAGACACTAAAGCAACTCAGAAAATCTTTGCACTAAGAAAGCGAATACGGGCGGTGTGTGGTGGTACTTCGGCCAGCAAGACAATCTCAATCCTTATATGGTTAATTGACTATTGCCAAACCAACCACAATAAAAAGGTCGACGTAATGTCTGAAAGCTATCCCCACCTAGAAGACGGGGCAATTAAAGACTTTAAGGCGATAATGTTTGACAGGAGATATTGGCAGGATGAGCGGTGGAACTCAACCAAACATGCCTACACGTTTGAAACAAATACGGTTTTAAAGTTTATTTCTATAGATAAGTTAGGCAAGGCACACGGACCAAGAAGAGATGTGTTGTTTATCAACGAAGCCAACAACATTAGCTACAACTTGTACGATATGTTGGAAGTAAGAACCAAGGAGGTGATTTGGTTAGACTGGAATCCAAGTATGGAGTTTTGGTATTACCAGAAGATTAAGGACAAGGTAGACCATGACTTCATAACCCTCACTTATCAGGATTGTATTGAAGTGCTAGACAAGAGAATAATTGACGCCATCGAAAGCCATAAAGACAATAAGAACTGGTGGTTGGTATACGGTTTGGGCCAACTGGGAGAACTTGAGGGTAAGATCTACAAAGACTGGAAGATTATAGACGAGATACCACACGAAGCACGACTAGAACGATACGGATTAGACTTTGGGTACAGTAATGACCCCACGGTTATTATTGCTATTTACAGATACAACGGAGGTTTTATTTTAGATGAAGTTGCCTATCAAAAGGGATTAAGTAATAAATCTATTGCCGACATATTTAATAACAGAAGACCAGCTTTGGTGATAGCCGACAGTGCCGAACCCAAAAGTATAGATGAGATTAGAAGTTACGGAGTTAATATCCTCGGTGCCACCAAAGGACAAGGCAGTGTCTATCAGGGCATACAATATGTTCAAGATCAACGGATAAGTATTACCAAGCGAAGTGTTAAGACAATTAAAGCTTATAGGAATTATATGTTTAAGGTTGACAAAAACGGCAATACACTGAATGATCCCGATGACACAATACACGAATGGTCTAACAGCATGGACAGCATTAGGTACGGACTAACAGACCTAAAACCACAAAACAACGACGAAGACCTGCCGGTGGAAGACTTAGGAGGGCTTTATATTTGACATACCGACTTAATCCAAACAACCTACAGGCACACCTAGACATTGAGGCTGACATAGCACGGATTCACAATGGAATTTTAAATTTTGTTGTAAAGGTGAATCGGTCTAATTTGATAGACTATGTTATCTATGAAAATGTTACCACAAGAAATGCCAAACCTGTCGCTACATCTTCTTATAGAAAAACAAGTGGCTGACATTAAATATGGACAGATAACTTATACTTGTGTGATAAGAAACGGAACGGTTGATATGGGGACACTAGACGTGGTAATTGCCAAGAGAAGGAGGTATAAAGTTGACAAACCACCCACTTAAGTGCTAAAAGTATATATTAGCGATGGCACCTTAGTGTGCGTACAGCTCCCAGTTGGGGGCTTTTTTTATGAGCAACATAATATTAGAGAGAAAACAAGCTTCATTTGATTATCTGAAGAACAAGCGGACTAATTGGGACAACTACGAAAGACTATTTCATAATTCTTTATCACCAACATCAGACTCAAGATCACACGTTTTTGATCCCAAACTGTCTACCTTATTACTAGAACGTGCTTATAGGGTAATGGCACAGAACCCAACTGGCAAGATTAAGGCCATAAGCAAGAATGATGAGGGTGCATCACGATTAATGAATTTGATACTGGAAAAGTACATAATGAGAAATGCTAATGCTCAGTTTGATTTACTGACAAAGTTTAGGATGACTGATATTTATTCCAACCTGTACGGTAGCTTCTTTGCTTTGGTCGACTGGACGATTAACCAAAATGGTTATGTTGGTCCTGATATGTGGATGTTAAATGTTAGAGATGTTTTCCCCCAAGTAGGTGCGATATCTATCGAAGATAGCGACTTTGTAATTGTTAGAAGTTGGCAACCACTATCATTCTTTGAAAGCAAGCGAAAAAACAAAGAGTTCACCAATATTAGTAAAATAATTACCAAGCTTGAAAAGAAATCCAATCCATTAAAAGATTCGGCTGATAAGTCACAACGAAGCGACAAGGAATATCCACAAGCGGAGAGTACCGCGGGTATGGGATACTACGAAGTTTTGACAATGTATGAAAAGGATAAGTGGACAGATTATTGTGTTGACGCCGATATGGACTTTAGGGAAATTGACAACCCACACGACAACGGTGAATTACCCGTGGTGGGCAAATACTCCATCCCACTATTAGATGACTTTATGGGCATGGGAGATGCAGAAAGAGGCGGAACAATGCAACATGTTGTTAACGCCCTATGGAATATGTATCTAGACGGGGTTAAGACTAGCTTCAGACCACCTTTGTTGATAAACAAAGATAATATTGCCTCTATGAGTTCGATTAAATGGGGTGCGGGTGCCAAGTGGTTGATCCGTAATCAGATTAACAACGCCATTCAGCCTATTAACTTAAATCCACAAGGTATCTCCACCTTTAACAATACTTATCAAATAGCCAACGCCTCATTGCTTAATATGTTTGGAACAACCGACACGGCTGTAACTAAACAAACAGAAGCGGGCTATGGTAAGACACCTGAGGCCTTGAAAATGCAAGGGGCGAGAGAGAACACAAGAGATAACGCAGATAGATATTACATGGAGTCATTTGTTAAAAAGGTAATCAAAAAGATGGTTAACTTAATGGCTAAAAAGAACAATGGCAGTGTGGTGGTGCGGATGTTTAAGGAAGAGATTGAAGATTTGGCAAAAGATTATCCCGAGGTTGACGAGATGTACGATGAGAAGACGGGGAAGTTGACTATTTCTAATGGCAAGATAGGAAATATAAAGTATGATTACGAAATAGTTAGTGGCTCAACCTACTTGGTTGATCAAGAGAAACAACAGCAAAACGTCAATGGGTTAATTGGTATGGTTATGGGGAATCAAACCATGATGCAACAAGCACTACAAACAGGTTTTGTTAATATCGGCAATATTAAGATATCTGTGGGCGAATTGTTTAAACGATCTATTGCCAATTCGGGACTACAAGACTGGAATAAGATAGTAGAAGAAGAGAAGCCAGAAGATACTGCCGAGAGGGTTTTGGGTGAGGCGCAACAACAATTTGTACAAGCCGTGGAGCAAATGAGTAATCCTCAACAACAAATGCCACCACAAGGGGTACCACCTCAGGGGGTACCACAAGGAGTACCACAAGGGACACCACAAGGGACACCAATGGGAGGGCAAAATGCCTGAGGCCACTAAACCAAAGTTCTTTAACATACCCTCTTTGGAAACAAACGAGGAGGCAAAAGTAAAGGGCGTAACGGCGGAAGAAACAGCTTATTATGCTATGTCAAAGTCCAAAGGATGGAAACAGTTAATTGAGTTGTGTGACAGGGTGGTCGCCGATCTGGACGATATCAACAACCAAGCCATAAGTGCCGGGGCAACATTTGAAGACATAGGTAGAAATACGCTAGTTATAAGCTTTACCAAAGATATTATTAAAAAGCTCTTTAACAAAGTAGAAGACGCAAGGGAGGCTTGTGAAAGCGAAAGAAACAAATGAACCATTTGAAGAAGAAAACAAAGAGGTTTATAAGTTTATTCCTAAAGGCCATCACGAATGGAGGCAACAAGGTTTTTACTTGGTGTGTAAAAGCTGTGAACTCCAACATGCGGTCTTTATCGGCACGGATAAAATCATGGTCGGCGAAGATAAAGAAGGTCGGCCGATCTTAAAGAAAAGAGTTTAATAACGGGTTTGATGAACCTATTATCAAGCTTTTTGCTTGGGTAGTCTCGTATTACCTTACAGGTACGTATTAACATTTTAAAGGAAACCATGGATGAAAATCCAAAGACGGCGTTAAACGAAAACGAGGAAGTTGTCGCTGATACCACGCCAGTATCGGAAGCTACTGAGGAAGTTAAGGAAACCGAATCGACGGAGGAGGTTAAACCTGAAGCTGAAACAGGTGAGAAGACCAAAAAGGGCTTTTCTAATCGAGTGAGAGAACTTAATGCTCGTGCGAAAGAGGCTGAATCAAAAGCCGCTGAAGCTGAAGAGAAAGTACAATCACTATCTGAACGGATTGAGGAACTTACAGGCGGTTCGCCTGATATTAAACCATATACACCTCAAATTCAGCCAGGGGCAGAAGTGACCCCGGAGCAGTATAGTAACGATGTTGCTAAACGTGCTGAAACGATAGTAAATTTACGCCTTCAACAGCAATCAGTCGGTCTTAAGATTAAGGCAGACACGCAGGATGTTATTAGGAAATATCCCGAACTTGATCCAGAAAGTGCTACTTTCGACAAAAGTCTTTCTCAATCAATTACCGAAGCGGTAGAGGCAAGAGTTAGATCAAACCCCTACAAGGCCGATGTCAAGGGCTTCGTTGACCGGCTTATGAAACCTTATAAAAGGGCGGTAGTTAAAGAAGTAGGAAAGGCAAGTGAGGAATTAGCTAAACAGGCTTCACAAGCCGCTACTAAACCTACTTCGGTTAGAGGCAAAGAAAAACCATTAGAGGAGAAGTCTATAGAAGAACTAGAAAAGGAACTAGGGATTATACAGACTTAACCTTAACTTAGCATTAAATTTAAAAGGAAAACTATATGGCAGTAGTCGGAAGTGGAATATCCGGTGCTACTAACGTTAATACGACCTCACAGCTTTCTCCAGAGGTTAAAACCTATTACGAGAAAGTCTTTTTGGCAAGATCAGAGTACGCTTTGGTTTTGAAAGAGGGCGGACAGGTGAGAACTCACCCTGTTAATGAAGGTAGAACCGTAAACTTTACACGCTATACACCATTGGGCATCGTCACTACACCATTAGGAGAAGCTAGTAACCCTGTAACCTGTGCTATCACAGCTTGCACCGTTGCCATGACTCTTAGTGAATATGGTATGACCACCGTTCATTCTAAACTGAACTCCTTAGTCTCAATTGACTCTGGTATGAAAGAAAAGGTTGAATTGGTTGGTCAGAACATGGGTGAAACTTTGAACCGCTTAGTGAGAGCTGAGCTTGAAAACGGTACCGCTTATTATCCAAATGGACATGACATCACAAGCATCGCCGCTGGCGACGTTTTGGATTCTTGCAACATTAGGATGATGGTACGACAACTTGAGCTTAACAACGCTATGGCATACAAAGACGGTATGTTCATTGGTAAAACCGATCCTTATAGTAAATACAAGCTTTTAGGTGATACCGCTTGGTTAAACTCAAAATATTATTCCGATGTCAAGAAATTGTACAGAGGTGAAATGGGAGAGTTATATCAGGTAAGGTGGCTTTTGAACAAGGACTTATCGTCCGGAATCGAAGCTGTGTCTACCGCTGCTTCAGCAGTGACTAGATTCTATACCTATGTACATGGTGATAATGCCTTTGGCGTTTATGACCTTGCACAGGACAAGCCTAAACTTTACATTCTTCCAAATCTGATGGATTCAAATTCACCAGCTGGCAGAATCAGTACGGTTGCATGGGCAGGTTCTTACGCTTGTCAATTACTAAACAGCGATTGGGCGCTTAGTGCAAGGTTTACCGCATCTTAGGGTAAACCTTAGTTAGGACGTGGTGGGGGAATCCTTAACCCCACCATAAAACTCACCATAAAACAAAATTATGGACACAAGACAAAAAGATTTACAACAATTAAGAAGTGAATATCGGGCAACAAGAGATCCGAAGATTAGGCGCGTAATTGAGCAAACGGGCACCAAGATTGCCAATGAAAGCAGAAGAGTTAGGTCGGCCAGAGAGGCCCTCTTAAGAGAAGTAAGGCGGGGGCGAATCGAAAATACAAAAGACATTAGAAGTGATATCTATGAAAACTATGGCGGAAAAAACAAGCTTTAGAGAAAAACAGAAACCAGCTAAAGAACCCGTAACCGAGGCTAATAACAAAACCACGGTATCGGAGACAAGGGTTGAGGTGCCTTATACTGATTACGAAAAAGAACACGGTAAGCCTTTTACGGCTGAACATTTCCAACTAGGGGAAACATGGGATGATCCAAATGGCGGATTTGCACCAGAATTATCTTTAATAGAAGAATTTGTCGACGACAGGATTAAAAAGGGTGAATTGCCCAACAACGTAGATTCCGTTAAGGATGCCTTTAAAAAGATGGAGAAAACAATAGGGTTAGATAAAAACGAACGCCCCCTGGTTAAGATAGAAATGTTGGCTTCTTATGTCAAGTTTCTGATGGAATGCGACAAAATAAAATTTAATGTAGGACGATATGGCAATAACCAAGGATAAAACTCAGACTAAAAGGTCAGAACAGAATGTGTTAGTCAGGTCATTTGATGAGGATTTTAATATATTGGCAGTTGAGATGATTGGTTATGATGGAACAAACTTACAGCGTATTGCGGTTACTTCTGATGGGAAACTCAAGGTGGCATTATGATAAACCAAAACCCTTCACAAACCAAAAGAAGCCCCCAAAATGTATTAGTCAATTCGTTTGACGAAGACTTTAATATTCTTGCGGTTGAGTTGCTTGGATATGACTCAGACACAGGAAGTCTGGTTAGACTAAAAACAAATGCGGATGGCGAAGTTCAACTAGACACGGCCGCATTAGATACCCGCTATCTTAAATTAGACGCCACAAACTATGAGAGTGTTATCTTCCCCGATGGTAAATACATAGGAATAGATGAAATTAGGGCAAGAGACGGAGATGGACTAGCCCTCTATGATGATGGGGGCAATGGCATATTTGTAGATGATGGGGGCAATGTGGGGATTGGCACGACGGGGCCACAACAGAAACTACACGTAATTGGCAGTTTCCGAGTGGCAAAAGATGGCGATGCAACAAAATACATGCAGTTTCGGACGACGGGCACAGATGTAGATATTGACAGCTACAATGCAGGGTTTTTCATCAACTATGGAGAGGGACGGAATAACAATGTATCAATCGGGTCGGGGCAGGCTGGCGGGACTGGGAATGTAAATCTCATTCCCAATGGAGTGGGTAACGTCGGTGTCGGCTACTACAACAATGCACCTAATAAGTTCAGCGTAGCGGGAGACGCATCAGTAACGGGTTCCTTTAGCGTTGGTCAGACAGGGATTGAACGCACTCTGACTATCGCAGACACGCCCGTTTATCTGCGTTTGCGAGATTTCCACAGCGTGTCTCCGTGGGCGGGTGGTGAAGTTACCGGTGGCATAGAATGGGAATCGAACGATAGTACTGCTGGCACAGATAAAACCATTGCGGAAATCCGCGTAACGAATTACGGTACGCTGAATTATCCGCAAGGAACGCTGGCCTTCTTTACAAATCCCAATTTCACGAATCTTACAGAACGAATGCGCATCACCCATGACGGCAACGTCGGCATCGGCGTTACAGACCCAGATACTAAACTGGAAGTCTTTGGTTCTACAGGATTAAAGATAAGTTTTGATGCTACAGACAATACTACTTTGGTAACAGATACTAATGGGGATTTAACTATTACACCAAGTGGAGATATGCTTTATCTTGCAGGTAAACTTAATCTTGCATCAGAAGCCCTACTAGGCTCACCCGAAACAGGCACACTTGAGTTTTACGATAATAAATTCTACATAACTAACAACGGCAAACAAAAAGCGATAGATAGAACTTCTGATGTAGCCTTAGAAACGGTTACGGTAACGAATACAACCGTAGAAACCACACTTTGGACTGGTGAAATGGCGGCTAATAGTTTAGAAGTAGGAAATGTGTTCAGATTTTTAGCAGATGGTATTGTTTCAAGTGCCAGTGCTTCTGATACTGTTACCGTAAGGGTAAGAGTAGGAGGAGATGTCAAAATGACCTTGGTAAGTGAAGCCAAGCAGTTAAATGATGACCATTGGCATTTAGAAGCTAATGCCACGCAAAGGACATTAGGGGTCTCTGGGAGTAGAGCAATGCACATGGATTTGGTAGTTGGCGACTATGCAACCGAAACTATTGCGATTGGGACAATAGATACTACGGCGAATATGGACGTTACAATTACCGCTCAGTGGAATAACGCCAAGGCGGGCAATACAATTAGTTTATACCAAGGTTTCATGTCGTATCGGAACTAGTGCTTATGATAAAATAAGTTATTAATTAAAAAAATATAAAATAAAGGGAAAATATGACAGACAAAAACGAAAAATATGTCTATGAGTCTCAAGAGGACAAAGACACCAAAGATAGGGTGATAGTCAGAACTTACGATGTTCCTACAGAGGAAAAGTTCACTATCAACCAACGAGAGGAAAAGATTGTCAGGATTGAGGAACAAAAAGCTAGTCTTGACGCAGAGATAGCCAAAATCCAAGAGAAGATAGATGAAGCAACAACGGCATTAACAGTTAAATAAACTATGCTTACAAAACAAGAATTGCAAAACATAAGC